ATAAAAGTAGTTCATTTTTATAATCCTATCTTGTATTTTGTGTGTACAAATTTCCGCGGCAAAACAATTTATATAATATACGTATATATAGAACTAATAGATATATATAACAAAACCCCATCCACAGATGCATTGGGGGGACCATAATTAGTTAACAAGTAACGAATTATAATGGGTTCCCCCTTGCGTTTGGTGTGTTTGGGGTGTTTCGGTAACAAAATCTTATGGGTTGTTGTTATGTTCTATGTTGTTTCTTATATGTTCTCTATATATATTATATGTATACTATGCACTTGTTATTGTTTTTTGGGCGGGCGTTTATTATCTGTATATATACATTCTATATATATAGGATAATAATACTTTGCTATTATAGTGTTAGAGGGACGGGAGCCACCACCTAGCTCACCGCCCCTCTACATCTGTGAAGGTCTTCTGTTTTATACCATTGAGGTTAGATCTACATTGTAAAGTTTTTTGAAATCTCTACGCATTGGATGGTATGCCGATTCGGTACCATGTGTTGTGTAGATTGGGCCGTCTATGTTATCTGGAGGGATAATAATATAGGATCCTGATTTCTTATGTTTGACATTGAATCCGAGTCGTTCTAATTCTGTTAGAACTTTCTTCATTGTCTTTGATTGATGCTGCCGGGGCATCTTCAATCTCCTTATGTGATCTTGTTGTTGTCGGAAGTTCCTTCCTCGTTTTCTAGTATAGCTCGTTGTTGCTTGTGCGTCAACTCGGTTGTTTTATATATTTCAGATATTTCGTATTTGTAATCTGGGTGTGCGTTTTGGCGTATGTACAATGTTGCTTCGCGCATTGTCATGTATGGCCCAAAGTATGTTACTTTGTCTTCACTTTTTTTGATTACAATATATTTCATATCTTTTGCTCCGGCTAATAGCCTATGTATAATTTTTTTATTATATCATATGCTCCGTAGACTTCGCTGAATATATTTTTTGCTCCGCAGGCTTCGCTTTTTTTTGTATGTTACGCAGGCTTCACATACTGTTTCGGGGGCCCTTTTCGGTCGGGCTCGCTTCGCTCGCCCTCCCCCCCGACTAAGAATCTATTTTAAAAGAGAGATAGAGTAGACAGACAGATTACTCCATCTGCCTACTCTATTTACTCTTGTTCATGTTAGCGTCGGATCCGCTGGGCACGCACGAAGCTCAAGATCTCGTTCAGAGAGTTGATGTCTTCGATGTCCTCCAGTTCCGAGGTCAACTTGTTTTTCAGCGTGATGGGATTCTGCTGGATACGGTTGAGCTCGCTTAGCATGAGATCCACAAAGTTCTTGGCGTCCAACAGGCCCGAACAGGTGTTGTCTCGGATGATCTTGACCAGACGAATTTTGTTGTCTGCTTCGATCAAGTTTGACCGATCTTCCCGTCGGATGTTGATGATGTCGGGACCACTCTGGATGGTGAACAGATTCATTGATTCCTCCGTGATATTTTTTGTATGTACGATAAAAAGATTTAAACTTGTGCTCAGAGTCTTACTGAGTTATACGCATCCGTTGATGCAGCTGACATACAGATCAGCTTCCGCAAGCTTAGAAATTATGGAGTTAGCCTTGCAATGCCTATCGGTATCCCCTTGTTTCGGTGCAATTACTACTCGCACTGACCTTAAGGCCGGGACTATCGGGCATTCTCTCTGGGGCAACATCTCACCTGCAGGGGTATTATTGATGCTGTTCTCCATAGTGGAAGTTTAGGGAATTGAACCCTTGCGAATGTGTTCTTTGACAATCCGAGGGGATATTGTCTCATTCGTCGCCTGAATAACTTCCGTGTGTACGTTTTTGATTGCTGGAACGTACAAACCAGTTTAGTTACCGTTTACTTATTACGTGTTGTTCCCTGAAACGGATAAGTAGGCACGTCCACGCTGTATTATACCTCCAGCCGGATGAGGTGAATGTTCATGTCAGTTAGCATTTGGATGCCATGAATAGCATACCGTCAATCATCATCTAACTGTAATGATGCCTTTACTACATACTCTAGCACTTAGCAAAGATCAAGTGTGATCTAGAGGGTGGTTTTGTTAGCGCAGACCACCAACTGCGTCTGACATTATATCAGAAATCCTCTTCAGGTGCCGAAGAGTTAGTGCTAACGTTAGCCTTAGCCGAGTTGGACCACAGATCGACTTCCACATTACCATTACTGGTAACCATGGTGAATCGACCGCAGGGAGCATACACCGGATCATACATGTTCTTCAACGTGTACGTACCCTTGTCGTTTTCAATACGCTGCTGCGCACCAGACCAACTGCTCATCCACTGACGACTCATCTTATTCAGCTCATCAGCACGCTCAGCGGCTTCCTTGATCTTCTTCTGAGACCAATCGTTCTGATTCTCAATAGCAGCTTTCAACAGGTGCGATTCCTTACGGAGCTTGAGAATGCGAGTGAACTGATCGACTTGAGCATCCAGAAGATTCAAGAAACCCTGAGGAACATCAGGGAACTGTGCATTACGCGGACTCTTGGAACGGTCCACAGTACCAAGCTCAAACTCGGTAACCGGAACACCTTCCTCATGAGCAAACGCACTCACAATACGCTTCGGATTCTTGATGTTGTCGTACACACTCTTAGCACCAGCCTCTTCGAAAGCATCAATAGCCTTCGTATAGCTGTTCCAATTGGCACCAAACTGCTGGAAGAACAGCGGCATGCCGTCTTCAAAGTTGAAACCAATACGACGCGCAGTGAGCATAAACTCGTCACGACTCATCTTCGAACCAGAAGCTTCCTGAGCGATGTGATGAAGGAAATCGGTGATGTGAATGGGCGAACCATCAATCATCAACTCCACATCCATCTTGACACCCTTCATGATACCAGTGGCAAGGTAATAGTTACGCTGAGTCGAAATCTGCTGCTGTTCCAGCATGCTCAAACGAGTGAGGCGAGCCTCATTCAGAGTAACATAGCACGGTACGCTAATACCGTTGATGGTACCCGTATAGGGCACACGCTTACCAACCTTGAGGCGAGTACTGCCTGCATTCTGGAACAAATCGTTCTCAGCGAGCGCAGCAAACGCAGTGGTATCAATCTTAAACTTATCTAAAATACCCATAATATAATTCTTCCTGTGTGTAATCGCGGAGTGAAATAGGGACTAAGATTATAGATCCCCTGTTTTTCAGTGTAGCTTAGACCTGATTATCCTTCTTCACCTTTGCAGGCTTCTCAGGCTTTGCAGGCACCACTTCGCGATACCCTTCGGACAGATTGTGACCAATCTGCTTGAACTTGCTGGTTGTAGCCTTCGGAGCCACAGTGAGGCCCTTGATCAACTTGCCAGCAAACTTGCCAGTACTCTTTGAAACTTCCATTGTTACTTACCTTCCTGATTGTTGATAATTGTAATAAGAACCGATTTCATCGATTCACCTTTCATGCTGGTCAAGACCGTATTTCACGATCCCCAGTTTTTCACGGTAAACTTCCACGATGCTCTGAGCCTGTTTGTAATTGGTGCAGGGCAAGTGAAATACAATCGTGTCGCTTTCGCCCCCAGTTGGACTGGCGAAGTTGAACACAACTGAATCATCTTGTGCAAATACAGCACTGATACTACCTCTCATTATTTCCTTTCTTGGGTTCTATTAGAAAAATTTAGAGGTGAGCAGTTTATAGCACATGCTCAGGTGCTGTGAATCAGTTGCTCTTGGCCAACTGTTCGGTGACACGCTTGTATGAGAGATGGGTCCGACGAACCCAACCATACTTGCGTTCAAATGCTTCCAGCTCGTAGTCCGGAAGATTCTTGTACAGCTTCATATCGTGACCGAAAATGAAGCCACGGAATGCGTCAGCTGACTTGGTAGGAAGCTTGAGTCCATCTTCCTCAACTTTGACACATTCATTGTTGATTTTGTTCTCCAACAGAATTTGCTTGTTGAGCAGATCGTAGAAGCGAGCGGAATGCCGTTCGCGGGCCATAATACCTCTTTCATGACTATCGAAATGGGTGAATGAGCAGTTTAGACACATACTCAGGTGCTTGGAGGCTACTGGTCGAGACTCAGCAAGGCTTGCTCCAAGGCCCAGTGCTGACGTGCAGCTTTTAGCGTTTCACGGCTTGTTGCTGCGGTGCGGATGATTGCGAGCAGATTGGTAGCTTGCTCCGTGAGGTTCCTCTCACGAGTGTCCATGAATACCTCCTATGGTAGGGCATGGTCCCCTGTTTTTCTCCGTAGAGATCTATTCCCGGGCGCTCAACCCCAGCAGAGGCAGTTACCAACTCTGCATACTGGGGGAGCAACGCCGGGGAGGCTGTGGACAGATTTAACGACATATCCAGGTCTTAATGCATATTTTGTATGCAATGTCAACATGCTTAGATGTTGAACAGGAGAAAGGGCCAGTTGATAATCAATCTTACTAATCCTCGGGACTGGCTGCTCCGAATCCTTACATTCACCTGCACCATGATGAGTGGTGGGCGGTGCCTTTGCGGGTTATTCGCGCCTAGGTATCGCGCTAGTACATTGGGCTGATCAACCCTGGCATATAGGCCTTCGGTCTATGTACGTAACCTTAGTGTGAACTATAGTGCTTTGATCTTATTGTTGCCACACTGACAATAAGATTTCTTATCATACTAGTTGCAACTAGCATGAAGTGCATACCTCCCTAGCAAAGTAGGGAACGCACTAGGCTTAAATTCTGTTTATAGTCGCCTAGTCGACTTCAGTTCGTCTTCAGGAAGTTTTCAATTTCCCTGAGACCGATTATGGTTGTTTGTTCGATGGTCAAGTTTTCTTTGGCGAAATCGAGCAGCATCAGAGCGAAGGTGCTGACCATCAGCTTTTCGAAGTCAGTTGCTTCGGTTTCATTTTCTTCGAACTGTCCATTCCACATGGCCAAGACCGAACCGATGATGATTGCGAAATCGGCAGGGATTGGCGCGCTGAACACTGGGATGTTGTTGATGTCGTTCATGATAGAAGAGGCCTCCTCACCCCTGTTTTTCTATCTTGGAGTTCTATTATAAAAATTTAGAACACTGGTGCCCGCAACTCACAATTATCGGCTCGGTTACACCAATGTTCGATTCAGTTAGGGTATTTTTGGCCCGAGGAAACTGACATCCTTCAAAAGGTGGGGAATGATTCCCCTGTTTTTCTGCATGCATAGGTGCTATTGCAAAAAAAAGTTTAGAGTCTAGGCTCTATTGAAAAAAATTGGTACACCAGCCAGCCGGATCCCCTTGTGAGGGGGACCCGACTGCTGGCGAGTGGACTACAGGTCCTCTTCGTCGAAGGGACCTGCGGTGGCCGCGGTGGCCTGCTTGGCGCGGTAGGCGTCAGCATACGCTTTCGCCTGGTCGGAGAACACGACCGTGACCGGCTCCATGACCGGCTGGTCCGGCGGCATGACCTCGATGTTACCGCCGAGGAAGAGCTGCTGCTTGGGGACCTTCAACGGGATGACTTCGTTGTTGCGGTCGGTGTAGGTCTCTTCGACCTTACCCGTGCCGACCTGGGTCACGTTCAGACGCATGCCCGGCACAAGCTGGGCGGCGATGTCGTTGGGCAACCAAGCCCAAGGGCGAACACCGTCGTTCTTGACGAACGAGACAACCGTCGACCTCGGGCCGGAACCCCCAATAGCAGCGATGGACAGGACAGTGCTCATAATAAACCTCCACGTTTAGAGCACGAAAGGAACGGCAGAATTACCGTCCCCAGTTTTTCTCCCGAAAGAGAACAGGGATAACTCCCCTGTTTTTCTCCCCGAAAAGAACAGAGTGATAACACCCCTGTTTTTCTTCGGTAAAGAAAACTTTAGAATTACCACCAATCTAGAACCTATGGCAACCCCGCTTACAAATTTAGAATTAGGATTCTATCAATATAAAACTTTTAATTATATGACTAAGGTTCTATCTGTATTGAAAAGACTATTACCCAGAATTAGTCTTTTCAACATGTGAGGGCAAGGGCCCCCTTCCCGCAAAGGTGTTACCCTAAGCGGAAAGGGGGCCTAGCCTGAGGTGAGTCAGTCGTAGTCCAAAGACTGAGCGAAGCGCATCAGCTCTTCGAACTCATCGTCTTCGATCTCATCCAACTGGTGGATGACGACTTCCTCGTCGGGGTCTTCGATCTGCGGAATGAGCGGGATGTGCTCTTCCGGAGATTCAAACCCCCAACCTCGCTGGTGTAGTACGGGGATCAGCATGTCCATGATGGACACGCCGTCACCCTGCTGGAAGACCAGACGGTCATAGCGACCGAGAGGCTTCGTGGAGATGCCGTGGGCGTTCGGCTTCTCGGGTGTTAGCACGTAGTGCCAGACCGCTAGGGCACGCTGACCGGGCTTGTCAAACCCGTTGAGTTCTGCAACGGCATCGTTGATGACGCTGCGGATCTCCGCATGCTTGGATCGCTGCAGGGTAATCTTCTTGAGACCACTGCTGTTGGCGATCACGCCCTTGTACTTGCCGTCCACATTGGACAGCTTCGTACTGTAGCGCAGGTAGAACTCGCTTGCCCACGACATGCCCTTGTCGAAGTTGAGCGACTTCACCCACTGCACCACCGGCTGCTGGGAGCGCATCTGCAGAGTCTTCATCTCCACATTAGCCCAGATCTCCTTGATGGCATCACGATATGCCTCTTGGAAACTGGACAGCTCACCGTCCACAGCGAACTCGGCAGCCTTCTTCCTGTGCTTACCGGAGAACCGGTTCACAAGATAGCTGTCGACCTGTCCGTTCGTGCACTTCAGTGCAAGCAGTGTCGTTTCCGACGTGGCTTGTGCTGCAGCGGAGATCTCGTTGAAGATCTTCGGATCGGACAGCTGTTGCGCCCCGTCGACCAACTGTTCGAACGGAACAGTCAGCGACGGAGGCATGGACGGCCCCATGGCACCAGCCCAGGCCATGATGGCGTTGGCAACACCACCAATACCTGGGTTCCACTGCTGGGCCAGGATCTGACGCAGAGCATCAGCCTTGGTCCAGGTAGTGCGGGAGTACGTCAGTGAACCCTGGATGGAGTTCACTTCGATACCCTTCATCTCCTCACCCTGCGGCAATGGCAATGTCGCCAGGTCGATGACCTCAGCATTGTCGAGGTCCAGGAACTGCCAGGGCAGATCCAGGATGTCATCGATCTCCAGGAAGGAGAATTCTCCGACACCGTTCGGTGACCTCAACGCCGATGCCACCCACTTGGCTTCGCTGGCCGTGGTGGGAATCATCTCCTTGGGGGAGATGACACCGTTCTCGGCCATCATCGCGGTTACGGTGGGATCCGATGACCAGATCCGGCAGAGTTGCAGTTCCACCGAGTCATCGAAATCTGCGCCACCGAGCAGGCCGTAGATCTCCTCGAAACGGTCGTCGGGGATGACGATACCGATACCGGGAGCATACCATGCCCTGTTGCCACGATGGTGGGTCTTGTAGTTGCCAACCTTCGTCAGCGAGCCGTGGCTCACGATGAGCATCACAGTCGCATTCGACTTCGGCAAATACATGGCTTTGGCGTAGCCCTTGGCCTCGCCATTGTAGTAGCCACCGTCGAACCACTTTGCCATGCGGTTCGCACTGCCCCCCATCGCCATACGCAGCATGTTCTGAGCTGAACGGATGTCCAACCCAGCTTTCTGCCAGCGCATGATGGCGTTGGCTTCACCCTTGTAGGCCTCGCGTTCTTCGCCGAGACCTTCTTCGGTGTGGGCTTCGTTGCCCATGAGCAGCCAATCCGGCAGTTCGCCAGACTGGATGGCCTCCATGATCTTGGAGACATAGGTCTTCAGATCACGGTTCCGGTGGTGATGGGTGAGAATCTGCGGATTCATCACCAACCGCTGGACATCCCATGTCGCCTCGTGAACCGGGTGGTGTTCTGAGGCGGTGAACATCATGAACTGATCCGTTGGACGGATCTCGCTCTTGATGTTCTCGGGAACGGTGACGATATCATAGCCGTCCATGAACTTGTCAGGACGGACGATCATGTCACCCTTGATGAGGCAGCCCATGGGAGCCAGGGCCACCTTGCCTGCCGGAATGAGCAAGCGCGCATTGAAACGCTTGATCTTCCCAGCTGCGATGAGGTACCGCTGCTTGCGGCGCTCTTCATCGCTAGGGATGAGTTCCGTGGCCTTGAGCATGAAGCTCTTGGACACGTAACTCATGCCATCGCGGCTGACAGCAGAAAGATCCCTCGGCTGACGGACCTTGATCCGAACAGCTTCGATCTCCTTAGTGTCGTCAGTGTACCAGGCCAGCTTGCTGGTACGAACGAGCTCATTTGCTCGCTTGGACGACTTCGGGGCATCGATCATCTCGATACCCATTGGTTGCAGCCCCCAACCTTCATGGTCGGGGAACTGGAGGAAGAACGAGGTTGATGCATTGGCCCAGGCGAACTGGACCTTATCAACCTTCTCCTTCCAGGTGGCGAAGAACTGCTTCTTCTCCATCTCGGTGGCGTTGGCGTCGAAATTGATGACGCCATTCTTCACCACGGTGAGACGGAAACGAATGTTCTTCTCTTCCAGCCGTTTCATCAGTAGATACGGCTGCCAATCAGCACCATCGATGGCCATGAGACCATCGACTGGCATGGCGTCCTTGACGGAAACCATGTACCGATCCTTCTCGGATTGGATGGGATCATTGGTTATGATCCGCACCTCCCCGAAAACCGGATGCGACTTGAGAAAGGAGATTGTCCTCCCTCTTGGCGTGACCTTGGACTCGGCAACGATCGCTTCCTTCTTCAGGAAGTGAGCCTTGCCATTGATCACCACATAGTGGCGACCGTCCTTGGCCACCTTCGTCTGGCTCAGAAGCCAGAAGAAGATGCTGTACGCGAACATAACTACCTCCAGTAGTATGCTCATTCGCATAGCGTTATACTATGCTGCTCTTGATTTTGTTCTGTGATCGCTTATGTCACAGACCGGATTTGAACCGGAGGCTGCTAGCCTTATAGGCGCTAAGGGCCTATCCATAAAAAACTAATTTAATAATTAGAGTTCTATCTGTAAAAGGGGGAGTGAGCAGTTTCGCGACATGCTCAGGTCGATGGGTGTTACTTGCGGTGCTGCGGGCAGCGGGACTGACCGCTCACCTCGGTGATGGTGCCGGTCCACCGGTGGGTGGAGCGGGACCACTTTCCGTTTTCCTGCGCCCAGGTGACGCAGTTGACGGTGACCATCCGATCGATGATCATGGTCTTGGTCTTGGTATCATCAGACACTTTGACCATTTTCCCAGTAAGGCTGTTTTGCTTGGCGTACGTGATCGCCTCAAGAAGATTAGCAGCCTCAAAGATCGTATTGCCGATCTTGTATTTCATGGTGTCCTCCAGACACTGGATAGCAGCCTCAGGTTTAAGGCTAGGGATCTATCCATAAAAGAGTTCCCCCAGGACCGAAGTCCCAGGGGAATTACTCTTTTACCCCTGACAGCCGCAGGGGTCATTTGGCTTTTCGGCGTTGTATCCAGCCGAGATCAATGCCTTGATCTCTGCTAGAGTGAGCCGAAAAGCCAGCTGTTCTGGAGCGGTCGGTTTTGGCCTGTTGGCCTGACGCAACCGCCCCTGGACATGAAAGTTGCCGTGGTTAGGGCAACCGTCACGTCCGACTGTTCTCTGGCACGGATTGCCAGAGGTGGTGTTGGTTGATAGACATTTCATTGTTCACCTCCTTTAAGTGACTAAATCTCTATCATTAAAAGAGTTTCCCCGAAGACTGAAATCCCCGGGGAATAACTCTTTTACCGTTTCTGTTCCCAAGCTACGGTAGCTCGGCCCCACATGTCGGGAGCCAGGTGGCCATCTATCACGCGACGTAGTAGTGGTAGAAGTCTGATGTCATCTTGACACCAAGCTTCCTCACTCGCTTGGTCACGCGACGGCACTGCCTGTGACTGAGGGCCTGATTTGTATCAGGATCAATCAACGACATGGCAGCTCGGGCCGCATGGAAATTGGACATTTTCACCTCCTTTCTAAAGGCTAGAGATCTATCCATAAAAGAGTTACCCCTTAGTTGCCCAAGGGATAACTCTTCTTATTTATGTCAGCACTTAGTGTAGGGACATGTGCCAGACCCTTGTCCTCCTGCTAGGGGAGGAGGATTATTGCACCCACAGGAATTGATCCTGCGGGATAGGTGTTGACCTCCATGAGACGAAATACCGCCTCCTGAGGGTTGGTACAATGGCCAGCTGCGATGCTGGAGTAGGTGTCACCCGACTGGGCAACAACCTGTGGTGCATCGCACACCACCTCAGTATTGTGCTTGCACGCGGCAAACACAAAGCCAAACAATGCCATAATGGCGAGGAAATACCTCATATTACTTGTCCTCCTTGTGGACTAATAGACCCCAATGGTCTATCCATAAAAGGGTTTCCCCTCACTACACTGGATGTGTAGCAAGGGGAGTCCCTTCAGTCCTGAAGAAGGTTGTATGCCTCCTGGAGGAGGCTCTGGGCCTCCAGGATCTGATACGACAGGTCGCCCTGTCGCACTTTGAGTAGGGCTTGTTGAGCCCTACTCATTGTTGAGATGGCCTGCGAGATCTCGTGGAGCAGGTCCTCATTCATGACAATGCACCTCCAGTGCATGGATAGCGGTCTCAGGTTTGAGACCAGGAAACTATCCATAAAAGGGGTTGCCCCCACTACACTGGATGTGTAGCAGGGGCTGCCTTTGTTAGACGAAGTCGCCACCTTCGTCATCTTCCTCCTCTTCTGGAGGAGGAGAGAAGATCGCCATCAAGGCGAGGATCGGAAAACCGATCTCCTCACCCCCAATGGCGTCTTCTGCCAGTGGCCACGGCGGTGTTACCTCCGTAGCCATCTGGTGCTCCACCCCCCACCAGGAGGGAGTAACCTCCATTGACAGGAGGTCATCCGCGAAGATGCGGATCTTACCTCCTGTCAGCAGAAGCTCTTCCACCTCCTTCCTGGAGTAGGGGTAGATGACCTGTCCCCACTCCGAGGGAAGGTCGGCGGCGATTACCACCTTCCCTTCCGGAAGGTAGCTGCTCGTCACCTTTTGCCCCCACAACAGGATGGAGGCAACGTCTTCACCTTCCCAGGTGATGACGACCTCCTTCTTGCTATGGTTGTCGAAGATGGTTGTCTGGCTGTTGTTCATGACTACCTCCAGTAGCATGATTGATGCGCACAGCGTTGTTGCTGTACGACTAGATGGCCATAGGCCTATCCATAAAAAAGGTACCCCTTCCCAGAATCCGAAGATCCTAGGAAGGGGTATTCTTTTTACTCAGTTGCAGATCACCTGCTGCAGCCCAGCGATATCGCCAGGCAGGTACTTACCATACGAGTAATCGCTCTCGTATGACATGATGCTCTGGACCTGCTCGCCCTCTGCATCATGGGTGTGATCCAGGCCCATGAGGTGACCCATCTCATGCAGGATAATGTGGGTATGGTTAGCCCAGTCATCCTGCACAGACGGATCCACTGCAAGGGTGGCATCCTGGATATGCAGAGACACACCGAGGAAGGTACTGCTACCTGCGACATTTATCTGCATTTCTGCTACATGTAGTTCGGGCAAATCCCGCTCAACAACAGGAACCACCCAATCCGTTTCAGTGGGGACATAGCTGCTGTCCACTACCTGTACACCCATGTGGGTATACTGGTTGAACAGGGCAATGTCGCCCATGAAATCATCATACTTGGAATCCATAGGGAGATTCCACTGCATGACGACATGGTTGTCCACCATGGTTTCCCACGGGATCTCAACCATGCTACCATCCTCCATGGGGAACATGGTAGCAGTGTATTCACTGCTGTTGGTGTACGTATCGCACACGTACTCAGCAGTAACGGGTGCCACCGTGGTAGTTGTTTCTTCTACCATAGCAGCGGTGACTTCTGCTACAGTAGTGGTGCTTTCTTCCACCATGGTAGTAGTAGTCTCCTCCACCATGGTGGTGATGGTGGGGAGGACGTTGCTGGTAGCAGCGGTGTCATTGCTGCTAAGGACAATGGTGGCACCAATGATGCCAACAATGATGATCGCCATAGCAATCACGGTCATGACGATACGGTTCCACATGGGAACCATAACTGCCCTGTAGTCGTTGGTATAGATCGGTTCATATGTGAACGGATCCATGCCGATTTGACGGCGGGCGATGACCTTGTATTCCTTCTTGAAGAACATTGTTATTCCTTTGATACGCGCGTAAGCGTGGGTTGGTTGATAATGAGTGACAAGTGCTGAACACCAAAGCCCCATACCCGGGTGGGCATGTTAAAGGTTAGGAGCGCAACATATACTCACTATTACCGGCTTGTATTTTTTTCTGGTTTTTTCCCTTATATGGCTTTTATATGTTTATACATGTTGTTGTTCTTTTTTTATTCTTTTATTATTTTTTTTTTATATGTTTATATGGCCCGCTTGTTTTTTTCTTTTTTTTGTTCTTGGTTGTCTTGATTTTTCTTTTTTGTTCTGTGTATGATCTGTGAACCGGGCGAATTTGGTCGCCGGGAATAAACAACGTTAGGATGCCGTGGTGAATACTTTTGTAGATTGTCCGTCGTGTGGTTCTGAGTTCATCGTTGATGAAGAGATTATGTCTTCCAATCTTCGATGCCCTGATTGCTTACAGTGGGTATCTAGCTATAGTGACGATAATGATCGTTTGTTTGTGTCTGCATATGCGGTCCGCTTTGATGATCATTTTGAAGACTATGGTTATGAGTCAGGGTATGATTACTGATGTTTCTTTGTTCGTACTGTAAGAGAACTGTGTCAGGGTCTGAAACGGCTTGGATACATAATGGTGCGGATGGAAAACATTTTATGTTTTGTTCGGAACTTTGCCTGCTGAAAAAGGTTAGTGATAATGGATAGGTTTTTAATCACTGGTACTTATGACCATACTGATTTCAGTGTGTCAGCTAAAGATCTTGATGAGTTAAATCGTTTGATCGATTCGTTAAGTTCTCATCCTGGTGTTGTGAAGTTTGATGTTTGGAAGTTGTTTTCTTCTGTAGAATAGCAAAAGGCCCCCGGTAGCGTTGCTGCTGCCGGGGGCCTTTTTGTTTTTGTTGCTAAAGTTCTTTGGGGTCGATTTTGATGCTGGTTATGTTTTCGTCTTTGGTGATGTCTACGATTACGTTATAGAAGCTGGCATCGGTGAGTTCGATGATATCTTTGATCATTGAGTATTGTTCTGGTGTGAACGCGGTCATGATGATCATTCCATCTTCGTCAGTGTGGAGTGTAAAAATTTTTTGTTCGTTTGGGAATGAGACGATCCCATCTATACTGTTTCTGTTTTGAAAGTAGTTGATGATTCGTCGCAAATAGTCCATTGGTTAACCTTTTTTAAGATCGTTAGTTAACCATAGTAAAGCTGTATATATTTTTATTTGAAAAAAATTGTGTCGCGGGTTATTCATTCTATATCATTTTTTAAAAAATTTTCTGGGAATTCCTCCCAGTAGTCGCCACAGTCACGGCACTCAAAACACATTATGTCTTCGCCGTTCTCTTTCACAGCTTGCGTGATAATGTGTGGTGGAAAAGTTTCGCAACTAGGACACAGATTATCTAACATTACTTCGCCTTAATCATTTCTATTACCTCTGGAAGATCTTTCAATTTTTGAATAGCATTATCGCGGCCTTGAGCAAAATTCTCACCATTAAAATACACCCAAGCACCCTTCTGAGTAAACAGCCCCTTATCGATAGCAGTATCGAAAAGACAACCATACTCGTCAATACCAGTACCATAAAGAATGTCAAATTCTACAATTTTCATTGGAGGAGCCATTTTATTCTTAATAATTTTAGCCTTCACCTTCATACCGGTCGGCTCACCAGACTTGTCCTTCAAATCTTCCTTCTTACGAACATCTATGCGCACAGAGGAGTAAAACTTGAGAGACATACCACCAGGGGTGGTTTCTGGATTTCCGAACATGATACCGATTTTATTTCTCAGCTGATTAATGAAAATTATCAGCGTATTATGCTGAGATGCAAGACCGGTCAGCTTACGAAGAGCTTTCGCCATCATTCTCGCTTGCAATCCCATGTGTGCCTGCTCCATTTCGCCATCCAACTCGGCTTTCGGAACCAGTGCAGCCACAGAATCAATGACGATAACTCCAATTTCACCAGTACGCAGCAATCTGTCAGCAATGTCGATACCCTGTTCACCATAATCAGGTTGAGCTAGATATAAATTATCCAGATCCACACCCAAGTCTTGCATGTAGACCGGATCTAGCGAGTGCTCAGCATCGATGTAAACGCAACTTAGCCCCATCTGCTGAGCCTTAGCCACTGTTGACAGTGCAATGGTCGATTTGCCGGATGACTCTGGTCCATAGATCTCTACAACGCGACCTCGTGGTAATCCGCCAATCCCAAGAGCAGTATCTAGTGTGAGCGCACCTGTTGGAATAGACTCCCATGCTTTAATGTTTGTTGTGCCCAAACGCATCACTGCGCCTGATCCGTACTGGCGTTGTAGCTGGGCTACAGCAATCTCTAACGCCTTCGATTCGTCCTTAACGGTCTTTAGTGGCTTCTTGTTTTCGGATGGCTCAGAGGGCAAAATCTCGCCTGTTTCATAATCTATATTTTCATCTATCACTTAAATAGTTTTCCTTGGTTTGAGATTCTTTTAAACTCTTCTTTATTATCATTTACTAATTTTTTGATTTCAAGTTCAGTTTCATGGAGTTTCTTAATAACTTTTATCTCCAGATTTTTCAATTGGATCTTAGTCTGAAAATCAATACCTAATGCAGCTGATTTGATGTCTTCAAGGAGTTCTGAAAGTCTACGCGAGTAGGAGATCTTTTCGGCGTACATGCTTTTAAGCTCTGAGTTTATTTGAAAATTATTAATATCTTCCAATTTATTATAGTTTTTGTTCATTTCGAATGCGTTCTTCGATGTATTTTTTTCCATTGAGAAAATCCTTTTAAAATGGTATAATAATCTACATGTCATTATACATTAAGGAGTTTTTATGGGCAAGTCGAAAAAGGAGAATGACGAGTTAAATCTGGCAATCTACCTTCTTAAAACAAGATTCAATTGTCCAGGTGATCTTGTCAAGTACTGGGCGTTCTCAGGCCCATGCCTAGAGGCACATCCTAGCATAGAAGATTATTCTAGAAAAGGTTGATTTAACTTGATTCGATGTGATAAGCTTGTATTGCGCCCCCCTTCCCCCCTTCCCCCTTTACTATATACTTATATAGTTAATATATACTCTTATATATATACGTATACTAATATTATTCTATATAAGAATATAGGCAAATTTTAGGAGGCCGCATGCAGATCTATCAAATTTTTATACCCGAACTACATGCGAACGTTAAATTTAAAGTTGTTGCTGCTTCCGAAGCAGAAGAGTTTCTTAGTAAGCACAAGAATAATAAAGATTTGAAACAAGATATCTTAAAATATGTTGTTTATAATTTAAATACTGAAGTAGCTTCATCTTTAACCATGATGTCACGTTTAGCAGCTGAACGAGCGCTAGAAGCGGTATACGCTGGGTGTATAATGTTAAATCCATCTCTTGATATTGATTATTGGTTAAATATCGCATATTCAACAGCGCCAGTAAATCCTGATCCAGTAGATGATGATTTTAACCTTGATCAGATTAAAAATTTTATAAAGTCATCAGTTACCAAGAATGCTGTAGCTAAAAAGGCAGCTGCAAAGAACGTTGAGCCTAAAACTAAGAAACTTTCTAAAGAAAAGTTCTTAAGTTTGGAAACGTATTTAAAATCAACTATAATAGGCCAGGATGAAGCGATAGATGAACTAGTATCTGCCTTGTTTAGGTCACAGGCTGGACTTCACGACCAAACACGACCACTAGGAGTGTTTTTATTTGCTGGATCATCTGGAGTTGGTAAAACTCACTTAGCTAACACTCTGCACAAATATATTTTTGGCGAAGAAACTCACATGGTTAGAATTGATTGTGGAGAGTTTCAACACAAACATGAAAATCAAAAACTTCTAGGATCACCTCCAGGATATGTTGGACATGACGATGGAGGTCAACTCACTAATCAGATAAGAAAAAATCCTTATTCAGTTGTGCTGATAGATGAAGTAGAAAAAGCCCACCAAGATATTTGGAATACATTTTTAAGAATATTTGACGAAGGTATGGTAACAGACTCTAAAGGTGAAGTTGTAGATTTTAGAAATACAATTATTATTATGACAACAAATTTAGGTAATGATAAAATTGTAGATAGTCTTATAGCAACAAGTGCAGGATTCACACAGAATGTGGTTTTTAATAGGTCTACTACTAAAATTCCATCACGTTCAGTGGTCGAAAAGGCTACTAATGAAGCTATCAACAAATACTTCCGTCCAGAGTTCTTAAACAGAATAGATAAGGTTGTTGTTTTTAATCATCTCACTAGAGAAAATTGCGAGAAGATAGCTGAACTTGAAATGTCGGTTATTGCAACTAAGCTTTCTAAAAAGGGAATATCACTTCAATACAGCGAACAAGCAATTGGTGCCTTGATTGATCGCGGGATTGATACTATTCGTGGCGCACGAGGAATCTCCCAGGTTAGAAGAGATATTTTAGAAACGCCTATGGCAAAGTTAATTGTTAACACATATATACCTAAAGGTACTATATTCCATATAGATTATATTAATGATGGTTTTGTTTTTGATATTACAAAACCAACAAAAAAAATAAAATCAGTATAATTTTTATATGAATTATTAAACTTTCAATTAACTAACATGGAGCGACTATGTTCGGAAATAAATATAAAGGAATGTCTGTTATAGATAGTTCCGGTATGGAAAGAGATCTTTCTAGAAGAGGTAGATTTAAAGGTTCAGCAAGAGTTGATGCACGTCGTGGCCTGGGTTCAATGGAAGGCTCAGTGGGCGCCTCTTCTGGTGGGTCAGGTGGTTTTATGTCTGGGCTTGGTAGGAGAATGTCTTCGGCTAGATCTACTGTTGGTGAAGGATTCGGTAACGCGTCTAGAAGAGCATATTTTGGTGGAACTAATATGATGAATTCTACTGAAGAGGGAATCAGATCTGGAGCTGGAAGAGTAAGGCAAGGGTTCGGAGGGGCATTTAATATTAATATGGAAGGCTTTGGGGCCACCAGTGGAGTAGCTACCCGCAACCCGATGCAAAGAGCTATAGGTGCTGGCTCTAGCGCTAGAACTAGCGCTAGAGCGCCACTGGCTCTTGGTGCTGGTCCCAGTGTCAGCCCTAGGGCACCACTAGCTCTTAGCTCCGGTGCTTCAACGGTGGCTTCTGAAGCCGGAAAAGCTAGAAAAGGCTTCAGGGGTAGAATGAAAGGCCTATTTGATGTTAACATGGAAGGTTTTGGGGCCACTAGCGGAGTTGCCACACGTCACCCGATGCAAAAAGCTATAGGCCCTGGTTCTAGGAATTCAGTTTTTCCCCCACCAAATGTAGCTGGAAGACAATTTCCCCCACCAAATGCAGCTGGCAGACAATTAGCCCCACCAAATTTAGCTACTCGTAGACCTGGCCCAATTATGGCTCGCCCAAATGTAGCTACTCGTAAACCTGGTCCAATTATGACTCGCCCTAATTTAGCTACTAAGGTAGAAATGGCTCCTCCTAAAGCGCTTAATGCCGCTATCGAAGGTGACAAGGGTAAAAATCTTGGAAAACTTATGGAACACATGAAGGGTAATCCAAAAGCCTACGCAATTGGAGCAGGAGTAGTAGGCTTAGGGGCTCTGCTTCATGGTAGGGAAAAAAGAGGAACTTCTTCAGGTGCACAAGGAATGTATAGATAATAGATAGGTGTAATGTTATGAATGATTGGAAAAAATTTACAGATGTTAATGGTGATTTTCAGTTAGCAAATTTTCTTTATAAAAGTATCAGTGATTTAATGAAACATTCTTTAGATATGGGAACATTACTTTCTACTGATCAAGCTAAACTTAGGGCATATAAAGAGCAAACTAAAAAACTTTTTAAAACTAAATGGTTTGAAGTAGCTCAAGCTTTAGAATTTTTTGATATTATTGAAAGATGTGTTTGTTATTCTGAAACTCAAGAAAAGTATTGTGATATTTGTAAGGGTTCTAGATTTAAGTTAACTTCATATTTAACTTCTGATGAAGTTCATGAGATTGGCGTTTTTTATAATGCTGTCCAAAACGCTGATGTTGCAGAAAAGATTCAGAAACAACTTATGCGGGCATTGGATGAGTTGTCCGAGGTGTGATGCAACTACGCAAATAGTTAGTGAATATTATAATTTTAACGAAAAAAGTTTTGTTAGAGATACTATTTGTGTTAATTGCAATAGTGCTACTGTGGAAAAATTTTATGAAGATAGCACCTATAGATCTGAATGGATTGATTTAAATGTCTGATATTGAAAAAGTAGATAAAACTAAGTTCTTGAAAGAGTTTGAGTCTTTGCGTCCAGATTTATTCTTTCCAGATACATGGTCTGATGAGGATAAGCAAAAAGCTGTAGATCTTGTGAGACCTCAGAAAACTAGAACTTCAATGTTTTCTTCGATTCCTATGAATTGCGAAGCTGTCAAGTGTATCTTTGCCAGTACTTGTCCTTTGATTAAAGAAAATCTTGCACCAAAAGGTAATCCTTGCCCTATCGAAATGTCCATCGTTGCACAGTTCACTTCTGAATATATGGAGCAACTCGATGTTCTTCCAGAGAATCTTGTAGAAGTTTCTATGGTTAGAGATCTTGTCGATCAAGAAGTTCAATATATTAGAAAAACTAAACTCTTAGCAAAAGAACATTTTATTCAAGAAAACATTATTGGCGTTGACAATGACGGTAATCCGATATTGAAGAAAGAACTCCACCTTGCTGTTGAGCTGGAAGATCGTCTTCATAAACGTAGAAAAGATCTACGCAACCAACTTCTAGCCACTCGTGAAGCTAAAGCTAAGATTGGTCAGACGCAACTAGATACAGCTCAGGCTATTTCTGAAATTATCAATAAAGTTCAGAATATTGAAATTCAAAGAGAAAAACTTTTGAAGCAAAAACTTGGCACTTATGATAAAGATGAATACATTGAAGTAGAATGATAGATGAGAGTCAATCGGGGTCAATCTAACCGAGAGTCAATGTTACGCTCTTTTGAAGGTATAGCTAGAGTTGTTTCTTCTGATCCTAATCAGGTCGCAACTACAGGTTCATTTTTTCAGCAAGCTCCGATGGGAAAACTTTCTGATTATGAAGAAGTTTTTGGTACGGCTGATGAATTTCTTGAAAGGTATAAACTTTTCCAGGAAGAGTATCACGCAGCACTAGATGTCCGCTTAGATCACTTCAAGACAAATAGAATTGTTGCAGAAATGACAAAGAAGCGTCAAAAAATAGACTTGGGGTTTTTAGCACAAGATGCGTCTAGTGATTTGACAATGTACTTTAAAGATAAAGTGATGAGATATAATAGTCTATTTAATAGGCAGGGACTTCCAGGTGTAGAGTTACCTAGCTCTAACTTGTATAGATCTTCTCATCTTTTCGAAGTTGATAATAGTCAGGGTATTGTTCATCCAGCGCAAATTGTTTTAAACGACGGAAGTTTCAACTTTAATCCAGAAAAAAAGGGATTAGAAAGTGTATCTACTGGTACATCAATGCCAAGCTTTGAAGCAATACAAAGAATGTGGGATAATTATTCTTCAGTTCCAGCAAATACTGCCAATAGGCTGATTAAGCAGATAGATCCATTTAAAGATGTTTTAGAGGGGCAGAAGATGTTGACAGTTGACGTTGAAACAACTGGACTTTTTAATAATGCTCAGGTGAGATCTTTTGCTGCCGCAGAAATGCGGGTAGAAAATGGTGTCCTCTCTGCTCCAGAAACAATACTAAATGCGGGCTTTAGATCTGAACAGCTTAATGGAATTAACGTTCCTGCACTAAATGGTGCAACTCAAGATTTGAATTCATTCATAATGCAGATGGAGAACTCTGCTGGAAGAACTGTTTCAGATATGGGTACTGGTGGAGAAAAGTTTTTAGAAGAGTTCAATAAGCTAGCTGAAAGAATGCTGAGTGCTGATCGGGTGGCTGGTCACAATATTGGTTTCGACTTAGATATGCTAGCCCGTACAGCAATGGCTCAGAATGGGTTTAGTACTTATAAAACTGGGGGGTTCACTGCTGCAGAAAGATTAGCGCAGATAGATGATAAAATTGCTGGCGGAAACTACCTTGTTGATACTTTACATTCGACTAGAATCTTTTTAAGGGATCAAGCACAGCAGGCTGTTGAAAAATCAGTTCCGTTAGATAAAAGATCTGCAGAGTTTGTTAAAAAACTTCTTCCGAGTGAGGTATCTACAAATATTAGACTTGGCGGGTCTGCAAAGTTTGCTGGTGTTGGCGAATTTGTAATGAATACTAATTTTTTTGAATTATTAGAAAACGATAACCCCCAGCATGCAGAGAGAATATTTGAGTTAATAACTCAAGGATCACACATAGCCGAAACAGATATTCATCTTCAATCCTATATTGGAAAGTTTCTTCATGAAAAGGCGGAAACTGGTCAACTTAAAATTAAAGCGCTTGCCGAAAAGGAAGGTCAAGTTTTTTCTGAATTTGGCGAGTATGCAAGAATGAGGATTTTAAAATCTCAAGCTATTACTCCAACTACAAATATTGCTAGTGTCAAACATATGAGTCAGACGACTTTTGATTACCTTCAAAGAGATGAAGGATTAAAAAATATTTCAATGCGAGTAGATATCAGCACTGCAAGATCTCAGCTTGGTATTACAAATACAGCAGAGGAAATGATTGGAACAGAGCGAGCTAGAACAATTTTGGCTATGAATCCAAGAGCAGATTTACAACGGGAAATGGGAACTTTGTCTCGTGTCGATGGCAAATTTGCTTTTGTGACAGCTGAAGGGGCATATGAGGTTCAGAATCAGGATTCGGCAAAATCGTTTATTCGTACTAAGTTAAACGAAGCTAAATCTCTAGACACTAATGATTCTTTGAGAGTTGCAGGTAAGTCTCTTAATCTTACGAGGAATATTGCCGACGATGCATTCTTAGATTTTGGAATGAACTTTTTAACTCAATCTCAAAGCGAAGATTTAATTAATATTGGAAGTATTAATGTTTCAGGAAATCCTGGAATATCTGAAATAAATACTGCCCTAGGTAATACTTATGAAAGGTTTGGAACAGGTTTTTCAATAAATGATCAAATTAGAACTATTTTTAGAGCCAATACTCCCACTAGTCCTTACTCTAGGGGCTTTAAAGGCTACACTCCTGTTGAGTTTGCTCAAGTTGGAAAATCAATGGCACAGGATTTTGCCAGTATTGGTGATCCTTATGCAAGATTTATAGATCCAAGATCTAGGATTGTTTCTTCACTTCTGGCAGAAAGCACTGCAGGTATAGCCGAAGGGGCTGGCATGGCAGCGATGGAAGTTAATAAAGCAGCACTAGCAGCAGGGGATCCAGCAAAGATCGGTCTTGATAAAATATCCCATTTAAGTATGTCAAGGCCTTTGTCTGAACTTGGAGTTTCCCATTTCAGATCACAAGACGCCCTAAGAGTATTTGATATCGGTTCTGTGGACAAAGTCGCATCTTCTAGAATATTAGTTCAGCCAGAAATAATTAAAGATATTTTGGCTAGGAAGTCGACTCAAGCTGGATCTAGTTTAGCTGGACTTCAAATGAGAGTTGGATTATCCAGGGCAAACATGGGTGAACAGGGAATAAGAATTAATGCCGTATGGAACATTGGGGAAGAGGCAGGAGATAATGCTGCTAGAGAAATGGCAGAATCATTATTTGATGTTTTTACAAGTGGTGAAGATAACGTTGCCAAAATATTGAATGTTGGTAGAGATGAATTGGGGTCAGATGTTATTCGGGAACTTTCTCAGGCGCAGATGCTTAATCAAACTGAAAGAGCCACAACTATAGATAATCTAACTACCTTTATTAAGGAACGCGGGATTGGTGTTGGCTATATTGATAAAAAAGATGCAGTTATGGCTGATAAGGCTTTGAATGATGTTTTTGTAACTTTAGATAATGATGTGCTCTCGGATGCTAGAATGTACGAAGAAACAATTGATTATTCAAGTGATCTCAAGTATGGTGAGAGGGTTTTAGCTTTTGGTCCAGTACATAACCCTAAAGCCATTGAGTCGGCTGGACTTAGTGCAGAATTTGAGGCGGCGCGAAGGATAAATCCAGGAGAAACTGTATCTCCGTTAATCACGGCACAGAAGAGAGTGGCTTCTGTGATTGATTCAGAAGGTGCGGGCAATAGCATTATTCGTCGGATTTCTAGTAAGAAATCTGGTTTGGCAGAAGGTGCCGGTAGAGCATTCTATAATGCAAATAAGACTAAGATCGGTTTTGCTGCGTTAGGTGCGGCAGCTGTTGGCGCTAGTTACTATCTATATAAGAAACATAAAGAGACTGCTTTATACGAGGAGACTTTAGCTCAACAGCCAACTGAACGTGGCACTGGTATGGATAGAACTATGCAAGCTCCACTAGCTTCTAGGAAGCCAAATTTCTCTGATCCATTAGCAACAGCTGGTGTAGTAGGTAATCTTGATAGATTGAAAATTGGTCATACTCAAATGGGAAATAACAAAAATAATCATTTATTTGGGATGTAAATTATGGGAATACTTAATTTTGGAAAAAGGATGGCTTTAGGAACTGGCAGAGCTGCAGAAAAAACATTAACTCGCTTAGGGACTAATAAGGCTGCACTTACCGGTATTGGTTTAGCTGCATTTGGTTTAGGTGTTGCAAATAAAACCGGTCCTGCAGCACGGGATGCTGCTATGGATATTTCTATGGGAGATCCTAACGCCGATGTAGCCTTCTTGGGTAAAAAGATGTCTGCAAGATATTTAGCAGGCACAGCCATTGGCGGAAATTTAGGTGGCGTAATGAGAGCTTCAAGTCCTAAAGATTATTTTACAGAAAATCCGATGTTTATGCCCGGTCCTGCTGGTGCAGCTAATCCTGTTGGTGGTGCGGTAGGCGGAGTTGCTGGAATGGGTGTTGGCGCAATTGGTGGAGCAATGGTTGGATCCATATTTGGCAAAGGTGGAGAAACTGCTGGTGGAATAATTGGTGGAGCATTGGGTGCTGTTGCAGGTGGCACTGTTGGAGTTGGAGGTGGAGCGGTGCCTGCAGAAGCTATTGTTGGAGGAACCGCTGTAGCTGGCACAGTTGGCGGGGCAGTAGGTGCCGGTGTAGGCTCAAGTATAGGCGGAGCAATCGGGAAGCATATGGGAATGGGTTTTGCAGGCAAGGTCGTTGGAGGTTTAGCTGGAGCAGGACTTGGTGCAGGCGTAGGTGCTAGTGCGGTCGTTGCTGGAGCAACTTCTCCAGTAAGGCATTATATGAAAGATAATCAACAATTTTTCAATGAGTCACCATATGCAAAAAGTTCTAGTTCTTTAGCTGTAGCTCAGGCGCTTAATGCGAATGGGGATATTGTTCTCGGTATGCATAACTCTAGAAGGGGCTACTAATGGCTGAGCAGTATGGTAATGAGGGAGATTTTAGTCAGCCAGAAATGGTTCAGCCAGGCGAAATGCCGCTTGCGTTCAGGATGATGGAGAATTTGCCAGGGATTGGCGCTTCTATGGGGTTTGGCATATCTAGGGGTAGTCAGACCATTATGCGCGGTGGCGGATACATGGACAACATAGGGAAGGGAGTCCTTGGAAGAAGCAATGTTACTAGAAGGTTTTCTAGAGCTGAAAGAGTAGCTAATAAGCATCGTGTTATAAGTAATGGGGCTCTTACAGAAAAAAGAGCTGGTCAATTTTTAGGCGGCGGAAGAAGAAGTGGATATTTAGCTGCCAGAGCAGAAAGACTTGCAGCCGGGGGAAAAAGTGCTGGGTTTTTGAGAAGTGCAAGATTAAATAACGTAACTATGAGACCAAGAGCTATTGGTAGATATCATTCTCTTTCTGTTCTTGGAGAAGGTTCCTACACACCATTCGGTGGTGCTGGAATGATCGGTAAACATATTCCAGGAATGAGGAAAGCCTTAGAAGCTCAAGGTATTGTTGCTGGTGAAGGGGAAAAGCTGTTTGGGCCTGGAGCAATGTCATTTTTAACTGCAGGTGTGAAAGTTGATAAAATTGAAAAGAGATTGGCTAAAAAAGTTGCTAAAGGAAATCCTTTTACTGGTGGATTAGAAAAAAAACTTGGCAAAGTTGATAAAAGTATTTTTTCTTTAGCAAAGATGAACAATCGTGCTCTTACGCAAGAGTTTCTTATTGATAATGGAATTAAGCTTGGTGGGGTTGGGGTAAGGGGCGACTTATTAGCTTCCACTGTTGGTGGAAGAGGTTCTCAATTTATGGGAGGTTATGTCAGAGGAGCTCTTGGTCACGGAGGGAGTGTAGTGGGCGAAGCGGCAAATAAAGGTGTTGGATTAGTAAGGAAGCATATGGCTGATGCTTTAGGTGAAGGGATAGTTGGGCGTGGAGGGGTTACGTTTGCAGGAGAGGCTGGAGCTAAAGCAGTTTTAGAAAAAGGTGCATTTAAAACTCTTGGAAAAGAAGGAGTGATGAAAGCCCTTGGTTCTAAAGCTGGACTAAAAGCGCTAGGAACTAGGGCAGCTATGTTGGCTATTCCAGGTTTGAATGTTTTAGCAACAGCTTCTTTGATATATGATTTAGGCAAAATGGGTGGAGAAGTAATTAAGAGTGGTATAAATCTCGCTAAAGACTCTGTGAAGTCTTTAAGAGGAGATATTAACAAACCACTTTTTGGTATGGGCTATAAAGATACTGAGGCTGCAGCTACATCTCGTTCTAGGGGTGTGATGGCTATTCAGAATTCTCAGTTGAATGCTCGTAGTGTGTTAGGGAATGAAGGAGCGTTGATGGCAGCGCATTTTGGGTGATGTATGAGTGTATTTAATAGTGGTAAAGAATTTAGAAAAAGTTTAGAAAATCTATCAAGGGATGATCTTTTAGAAATTATCAGGATGCAGGATCCTGAGTTAATAAAGCAGATTAATCGTATTGAATGGGTTTTTGCTAACAAACTTAGTCATTTAAACTGGAATGATGGCAGCCCTGTAACTAGTCGTCCTTTAACGAAGTTTGAATTAGCTCTTTTAATAGATGAACCTTTTGAGGCAGATAAAGAACTTATAGAGTTAGGTGTAAGCACAGAGCAGCAACGTCAGCTACATATTGCTAAGGATCCTGTAGTTTGGGCAAAGAACTTTCTTGGTGTTGAGTTACGTGCATATCAGATTTTAATATTAAGAGATCCTTCTTTGCGCAAGGTGTTGCGCGCAGGTCGTCGTCTTGGTAAATCTTATTCACTAGCTGTGCAGTTGTTGCATTATAGCTATACCCATAAAGATGGACGTTCTTTAGTTGTAGCCCCAATGAAAACTCAGGTAGAACTAATTTACCAAGAAGTTTTAAGAATTGCAGCAAAGAATGAATCTGTGATGAATTCAATTGTTCGCAAAGTTACTAGTCCACAATTTATGATCCAATTTACTAATGGTTCGACTATTAGATTTTTCACTTCAGGTATGCGTAGTGGCGGAAAAAGTGATGTTGCTCGTGGTCAGGAAGCTCATCTAATTATTCTTGATGAGATGGACTATATGAATCCTGGGGACCTTGATGCGCTGTACGCGATGTTGCAGAAGACTGCCGAAGATCAGCCGGATAAGGTTCTAATTGGAGCTTCTACTCCTACTGGAAGAAGGGAGAGATTTTGGGAATGGTCTCTTTCTGAAAGATTTAAAGAATTTTGGTTTCCTTCATACTGCAATCCATTTTTTAGTAAAGAACAGGAAGAGGAATTCAGGGAGCAATATTCATCAAGTGGATATCGGCATGAAATTGAGGCTGATTGGGGAGAAGATTCGGAAGGTGTATATCCGCGTAAGTTCGTTGATATGTCTTTTATTTCTCCTGGTTGGAATTATATTCCGGAAATAACGTCTGCTAGATCTTTCCATATTATTGGAGTTGATTGGGATAAATATGGAGCAGGTACAAATATTGTTGTTTTAGAAGTTTGTAATGATAATTATGAAGAGGAAAGATTCAGAGGAAAAGTAAAACTTTGTTATCGTGAAGAAATTAATAAGTCTGAATATACTTTAACTAAGGCAGTAGATAGAATTATTGAACTTAATAAACTTTTTAATCCTAAGCATATTTATGTTGACCGAGGATTTGGTGAAGTCCAGGTTGAGCTTCTTCGTAAGCATGGTGTAGAAAATCCTTCTTCTAAGTTAAAAGAAAGAGTTAAAGGTATTTCTTTTGCGGAAAGTATAGATGTTCGCGATCCATATACTAAACTTATGATTAAGAAGGAAATTAAACCTTTTATGGTTGATAACCTTCGACAATTCCTAGAAAAGGAAACTCTTTTGTTTCCTGAGTCAGATGAAGAAATGTACATGCAGCTTATCTCATATGTTGTTGTGCGTACGACAAGTAGTGGTAGACCCGTATTTGAGGCGGGTGGTTCAGCTGTCGATCATGCGCATGATGCGTTAATCTTAGCGCTTTTAGCTATTACTCAAAATTATGGTGAGTTTTCTAAATCATCTTTTGCAGCTAATACTGAAGTTTTTTCTAATGAGTTTTTTATTAATAATGATAAGTCTAACGAAAATGAATCAAATTCTAAGTATGCATTGACTGGAAGAGTTCAGGCAATGTCAATGAATTCTTCAAAAAAGCGCAGTTCTTCTGGTACTAGAATTGCAAGGAAAATGTTTTAAGGATTTTTATGGTTATTAAAAACACAACAGTGAATGGTGAAACCGGTAATAATCTTTATGCAGAGTACGGATTTAGTGGTTCTGCTCTTTCTAATTCAAGGGGAGATGATTACACTGCGAATAAATTTGGCGATGTTTATGGATATCAGCAAACTTATACTTTTAATGATGTTTATTCAATTCCTTTAAAATCAATCAGAGGCGAAGTTTTTGCTGCTGAAGAGTTGATTAATACTACTAAAAATAATATTGAACAAGATCTTTTAAGAAAACTTTTTATTAATCCTTATATAGATCCTGATTTACAAGAAGCTCATGATAGGGTTTGGGAAGAGGTTTCGTCTATATTGGATTTATCAAATTCATCTGACGATTCTTCGCAGATCACTAAAGCTACAATTCCTGGATATATTTGTTATGACGAATACTCTTTTGCAGAGCGTTATAAATCTTTGGCATGTAGGCGTTTGATTTCAGAGTTTGATGAAGTCATATCTCAGTCAACATTTTCTTATTTTTTTCAGATAAGAAAACTTTTAACTTATATGGCTAGTGAAATAGCTAATATTAAGTCTTCGTTATTATTTGATTTTGGGGAGGATTATGAAACACAATCACAACAAAAAATCGCACTCAGGTATGACACATGGACAAAGGTGGCAGTTCACTATACGCGCAGGATTACCAGCACAATCCTTTCCAAACCAGGAGAGATACCCCATGCCGAAGTGGATAAAATCTCAAAAAAACAGGCCGCACAGCTCCAAGCTTTTTTTGCGATTAGACTGAATGCTATTGATGAAGAAATAAATAATCTTTTAGAAAGTATTAAAAGAGATCTTGTAGATAATTCGGATGTATTTTTTAATAGATATCTTTCTAGTGCGCTTAAAATGATTGCTAAGATTGTTGAACCTTTGGATTTAGAATATAATACAACTAATTTTAGAAAAGAGTTTCCTTCTTTGTCGAAGGAGGTAGCGTTTGCTACGTTAGCTTTTGAGGGTAATTTTACCGCTATTCACGCTGATCTTGTTGAGAGATTTGAGATGACAACAGCACGCATTGATGCTGTTTTGATGTTGATTCATGAGAAAAGAAAATTTGCACATCACATTACTCAACTTTCTGCAAAAGCAGCTGTTAAAAAGAAAGTTATTGAAACTATTACTGATGATAAATATTCAAGCATTTTTAGATCGGTACCTGTCTATTCTGGTAGAAACAGTAGTTTTAAGTCTAGCCATGCAAACTTGGATGATTTAGATAAAGATTCTCATCCGCAATATTTACTTAAAAGTAATGGAACAATTACTGGAAATATTGCAGTTAGTGACGGTGTAAAGATAGATGGTATTTCTTTATCAGGTCATTCCCATACTGGTTCTGATGGATCTTCTAAAATATTGTCTACTGATATAGATTATTCAAGTGTTAGAGGTAGTTCCGATTTTGTGGATACGTATGCTCCAAAGCCTTTGTCAATTGGAATTGAAGGATTTGTTTCTGATATTATTGATGGTGGGATTCCTGTATTTGATGCAATTGTGTATATTGAAACAAATGATGGATCTTTGGATAATTATGAATATGAAATAATATATACGGAGATTGTGTAATGACTTGGTTTAGTTATAAAAAACAAGGAGAGACTTCTTTCTCTTATCCGTATGTTAAAAGGAAAATATCCAAGTTTACACCAATGGATACAATTGCAGAAGGTACTTGGCTTTTTGTTGATATTTCTGATTTGGATATTGATCAGAAAGTTAACGCACAGCTAGCTAAAACTACAGATGCTTCTGCTTATGTTGTCGTTTATGAGAGTAGCATTGAGAGTTCTACAAGTGTTCTCTCATACGAAGACGGTACTACTGGCGAATCTAATTTTTTTCTTCCAGTTGAATCAGTGATTAATAATAATATTTTATATTTTAAAGCAGCTGAAGATCATCTTTCAAATGAGGAAATCACTTTCACTTACGCAGTTTATTATCATACTCCTAATCTTAGATATATTGCTCCAGTAGAAAGTGTAGATAGTCTTTATTACCAGGTGACTACACCCGCTGCTGCTTCTTTTGATTCAAGTTTTTCTAGTGTTGATAGATCTTCTTTTGAAGTTACTTTAGATTCTACTACTTATTATAATTTCTCCTTTGTTAATCAAGCTTTCGATTGGAATAGTGGACTATCTAGTACTGCTGGAGCAAAAGCTTATTTGTCTTTTACTGGACCTCTAATTGAATTGTATTGTTCTAAAGGTCCTGATTTTGGTAAGTTTAGATTAAAAATTATCTCTACTGGCAATGATGCTACGCCAAATTCAATTGTAAATGTTGACTGGACTGTTATAGATTTGTATTCTTCTTCTTATCAAGAGAATGTTCTAGTATATTCTATTGATAATCTGAGGGATGGGAATTGTTCTTTAGAGGTTGAAGTACTTGCTGATAAAAATACCTTATCTTCTGGTAATAAGATTAAATTAAATTCTTATCAATTCAGCTATAATGTTGAATTAAGTGTTGAAAATGAAGAACTTTTTGATCAAACTGTTTTTTCTACTTTTGAAAGTTTTGCTTCTGTAGGTCAAAATATTGTACCTAGTTATATCTCTTCTGGTGGTACTGGTTCAGATGGCGCTACTGGCCCTACTGGTCCGGCAGGGCCTACTGGACCGGCAGCTGCAGCCACTTTAACTGGCCCTACTGGATCGCAGGGACCTACGGGCGCACAAGGAGCAGCTTCTAACGTTACTGGTCCAACAGGTTCTTCTGGGGCAGTAGGTCCAACAGGAGCTACTGGATCAGGTGGAACACAAGGTGCTACTGGTCCAACAGGTGCCACGGGATTAACTGGTGCTACCGGTGCAGCTTCTACGGTTACTGGCCCTACCGGACCTATCGGTTTAATAGGTGCTCCCGGTGGCAACTCGTTTGCCTTCACATACTCCACCACCACCACCGCTGGAGATCCAGGTAATGGCAACCTGAGACTCAACTCGTCGCTGTCTTTGGCCAGTTCTGCCTATATCGACACCCTCGATACCAACAGCACTCCCGTCGTATCATGGCTCTCCACGTTTGCTGCCAGCAGTAACATCTATAAGGGCTACCTGAGGATCTACTCCAAGTCGAATCCGTCGAACTTTAGCTTCTACAAGGTAACCAACTCCGTCAACTCGGGTGGCTACTACACCATCAGCTTGAGCTACGTGACTAATAACGGCGCCCTCACCACAACGACTGGCGACACCGTTGTCGAGTTCACTCAGACCGGTGACCGTGGTAACACTTGGTCGGTCGGTGCCACTGCTCCCACGGTGAACCCTTCGGGTCTGCCGTTGAGCCAGAACGACATGTGGATCGATAACCTCGGCAACGTGTCCTTTTACGACGTTGGTATTCCTGGCTGGACTCAGCAGTCGAACATAAAAGGGCCTACTGGTTCAACAGGATTAACTGGCAACACCGGTGCGACTGGTCCAACCGGCGCAACAGGCCCGCAGGGCGCACAGGGTGTGGTCGGCACGGCTGGAATCATCACCTACTCCGGAAACATTATCAACAACGGTAGCTTTGAAACCTGGGTCGGTTCCGTTCCGTCCGGTGGTTGGGATACATTCTGGACGGGAGGTGCCTCCACTGTCTCACAGGATACGAGTGTCGTAACGGGTAGCTATTCGGTCAAGACCGTTCTGGGGACCTCTGCCTTCCAAAGGTTTGGCAGCAACGAGTTCATCACTGTCCCGGCCGGACAGATCACGGCGACCTTCTACGCCAAGTATTCAGGTACCCCTGGATCAACCCTCCAGAGCGTCTCTATCACGCTGCTGACCAACACGTCGGCCAACGATCCTAACTACTTTATCACCGGGGTCACGGCTCAGACTGTTTCGTTTACTCCCACGACCAGCTACGCCGCCTACACGGCCACGTTTACTGTCCCCGCTTCTCATACCCGAGGCCGACTTTCGTTCTCGGTTGAGTCTGGGAACTCAAGCAGCATATCTATGTGGGTTGATAACGCTTCTGCTGTCTACTTGTACGGACCCATTGGACCGACAGGTACCACTGGTGCACAGGGCGCAGCTTCAACTGTTACTGGCCCTACCGGATCTATCGGTTTAACAGGTAATACTGGCGCAACAGGATCAACTGGATTAACTGGAAATACCGGTGCGACTGGCCCAACGGGTGCTACGGGATTGACTGGTCCGACAGGTCCTGTATCTAATGTTACTGGTCCAACTGGAGTTACCGGACCCACTGGTCTGCGTGGCGCTACTGGAGTAGCTGGTTCGAATGGCGCTACCGGTTCAGCTGGAGCTAACGGAGCCACAGGTCCAGCTGGAGCCAATGGGGCCACAGGCCCAGCTGGCACCAACGGAGCCACAGGCCCTACCGGTTCTGCTGGCGCAGCATCTACGGTCGCTGGTCCAACAGGTGCAACAGGATTGACCGGTGCTACTGGTCCAACCGGCGCTGTCGGTGCAGCTTCAAATGTTACTGGCCCTACCGGATCTATCGGCTTAACAGGTAATGCTGGTGCAACAGGTCCGACTGGATCCACCGGGTTAACTGGAAATACCGGTGCGACTGGCCCTACCGGTTCTACAGGATTGACTGGCGCTACCGGCGCAGCCTCTACAGTAACTGGCCCCACCGGCGTTGCAAGCAATACTGTTTCTGGAACTACAGTGAATTTAAATCCAAGTACAAATTTAGCAATTAATGGTACAACAGCTAAAGTGTTAACAGCTATACAATATTCTGCCTCTAATGCCGCACTAACAAATCAAATTACAACATTTGGAGACATCTCTAATGCCTCTATTACATTTGCAGGCAATACTGGGGATACAGTTGTAATAGATTGCTCATTTGATGTTTCAGTAACAGTAGCGACTGTTCAGGCTACTTGCAGGCTTCTGTTGAATGGATCAGCAGTTGGCGGTCAGCCTGTAGTAGGCTCTTCTTCTGCAACTGCTCCAGCTCGCGCTGGTGCAACAATCCTCTATACTCAAGCACTTGGCTCAACTAACTCTGCACACGTTGCTAAACTTCAGGGTATTGGATCAGCTAGCGGAACAATTTTCCAGTCAGGTAACTGTACTATTAGACTTATGGTTTTTGCTACAAAATAAATTATTGTATTGGAATTATTATGGGAATTATTAAAAAGAAATTAGACAATTTAAGACCTGGCAAAGAATATCTTGTGACGGTTCGCGCCAAAAATGCGGATATTAATGTTGTATCTGAATATTCTGATTCAGTAAGATTCACCGTTCCTCAGGATTCTACTATACCTGAAGTTATTACAAATCTTCATCTTTTAGCTAATTTTGAAAAAGTAATGTTTATTTTCGATTATAGCGCCATCGCTGATTTAGATCGCTATGAGTATGAGCTTTACGATAACTCATCAGGCACTGGATCACCCGTTTCTAGTGGGTTCTCTGCCTCTAATGTGTTTACAATTTCGGTAGCCAATTCTACGGACTCAGTGTCAAGAGCATATTGGGGCAGGGTAAGAGCTATTGATACTACTGGAAACTCTGGCCCTTGGACTGGTCTTGTTCAAACCGATCAAGATACACCTCTTATAACAGAGCAATATATAAGTAGCTTGACTGCATCTAAAATCACTGCAGGAACTATTGGCGCACATACCATAACTCTTAATGGTGTAAATTCTATTTTAAAATCTTCTAATTATTCAGCAGGGTCTACTGGTTGGATGATTAATGGTAACGGCGATGCAGAGTTTGCTACTGCAATAATTAGAGGAACAATAGATATTGGAACTAGCCCATATAAGTTTAAGGTAAGTAATATTGGTGTCGTAGAAGTTGGTCAAGCTACTTCTAATGTTTACACTATTTTAAATAGTGGTTTTGAAAATTGGAATAGTGGAAATAATATTCCAGATAATTGGGAAACCTCTCCTTGGGGGGCAGGCACTGTAACGATAAGTAGAGCTGTCTCCAGTTATGATGGGAGTTATTGTGCGAGGGTGACATTTGCTGGCACGGATCCAGCTAATTATCAAAGGTTTGGATCATCTATTTTTTCAGTTACAGGGGGACAAACAATAACCGTAGTTGCATGGGTAAGAAGAGGCGGTTCTGCTGGGGCAACCATGCCTAAAATAAGACTTGGATTTATGTCAAATACGACTAGTAATAATGTAAACTTTTACTTATTCCCTAATTATGTAGAGAGTACTGCTACTAGTTTGTCTACTAGTTGGAGAGCATATACTTTAACTGCTACTGTACCTAGTGGAGATCTTTATGGAAGAGTATGGATTACTGTCAACGATGGTGATGGGGCAAGTGATGTAATAGATATTGATGGGGTATACGCAAATCGTGGATCGACATCTCTTTTTATTGATAATGATGGATCGATTAATATCGGAGCGGCAGTTGGCAATGGCTCATTTAATATCAGTAACAGTGGCGAAGTCACAATAGGTACTTCTCCAAGCCTTTTTAAGATTAGCCAAACTGGAGTAGTTCAGATAGGCAACACCAGTGGCACAAGACTCTTTATAGATAACGACGGTGCTATAAATATTGGCACAGCTTTAGGCTCAGGAAATTTTAAGGTATCTGCAGCTGGACAAGTAGATATTGGATCTGGAACAGATTCATTTCATATAGCTAATAATGGAACGGTTTGGTCAGGTAGTACAGCACTATCTTCAACGTCACCGTTTGTATTGAATACTGATGGATCTATTGATATTGGAGGAAATGATAGCTCATCTTTGCACATCACGGCTTCTGGTGACGTATTTTTAGGCATAGCTAAAGCCAGCCAAGCTTCAGCTCCACTTAAAATTAATAGTGATGGAACATTAGATGTTGGCGGAAATGATAGTTCATCTTTGCATATATCTGCTACAGGTCAAGTGTACTCTGGCGTAACCAAAGGCAGTCAAGCTACTGCACCATTCCTGTTAACTCCAAATACCGGAGCAATTAGAGTGGGAGATGTTACTGGTTCAAAAACAGTTGCAGGGTTATCTAGTATAATTTATCTTAATGATGGCATGTATATAGGCAATAATACTATTACAGCATCTACCGCTGCTACCGGAGTCAATTGGAATGCGGCTGGAGTAATTAATTTTCAATTAAGTGCTGGAAACGGATTCATTGGAAGGCTGGGTGCATCTACCGAATTAGAGATTGGTGCCACGGGCATAAATACTCATACGCACGATATAACATCTCAGGGAACCATATATGGTGGGGAGTTTAGTAGGAATGATACAGTAAGCGGAGCTTTAGCGGTATATTCATCAGCAAATGCGGCAGCGTGGCAAAACTCAACTAGAGGAAAGTTATTAGGAGTTAGTAGTGCATCTTCAGTGAGGTACAAAACAGATATTAAACCTATTGAGTATGATAAATTTGTAAAAAAAATACTATCTATTCCTGTTGTTTCTTTTAAATATAAAGATGGAGTTTTATCTGACGAAGATCAACGTACCGGATTAGATATACCTGGATTTATAGCAGAGGATATTTATGATACACTTCCAATAGCATGTGATTTAAATTCTGAAGGATCGCCTGAAAACTGGAATTATAAAATCTTAATTCCCCCTATGTTAAAATTAATACAAGATATGTATGAAAAAATTTCAGATTTAGAAAGTAAAATAAAATGAATTCTATCAATGATTATAACAGAGTTCAATATGTGAATGGTGATTATAATTTTTCATCAAATACATATACTTTAGTTGATAAAAATAATTATCAATTATTAAATTCAAATAATTTAAATCCAGTTCCAATAGACTATTATGATCTTTATTTAGATGAAAATAATAATATTTTTTTTTGTTACACAATACATTGGCTCTACACGCATTCGAATGTAACGTATAGTTTTACATTACAATATTTAGGTAATAATTATATTATCAATAATCAAGATTATAAAAATATATATGATATAATAGATAAACAGTTGGATATTTTAGATGGCGGATTTACTTTTAATGATTCAACTCCGGTAAATAGCAAAGGCAGATGCGACGCTGCTGGGTACGGACCAATGACATTCTTGCGTCCAGAAGATCCAGATAATAATTCTGATAGTAAATCTCCAGTACTAGAATCATCTAGCATGTTGAAAAGATTCACACCATTTTTATCAGTTGACAGAATAGGTCATATCAACTATCTTGAAGTAGAAGATCTTTCTTTGGCCCACGTCGATACAAATGAAAATACGATGCCAAAGTCTACGTATACTATTTCTGAGTTATTAAAACTTATGTTAGAATGGGCTGAATTAGTAAATCCTCCATGGAATTCTTTAGAGCCAATATCTGTAAAGTCTGATTTATTTTTTAGAAATTTAAATATTCCATCCGAAGTCAAAGATGATTTGATTAATAATCAAACAGATATGCAAGTTGCAAGATATCTAATGGGTAATACTAATGCGCGTGAACGACCGCCTATGGAAGAAATAAGTGAAATTTCACCCATCTTAAAAAGATGGATTTTATCTAAATTTTTCTTTTCCAGTATTGATGAATTGAAAGCTAATTTGATGGTATAATGTTTTGTTAAATGATTGGAGCAATAATGGACCAAGAAGATATTGATATTAATTTATTAATTCAAAGTTATAGTCAAAAAATTACTCTTTTGACTAATGAGGTTGTTGTTAAAGAAACAATGATTAAGCAGTTAGCTTCTAGAGTTGAAAGTCTAGAAGAAGAAATTAAAAATTTATCTAAGGAGAATTAAATGTCAGATGTAAATCCAGAATCAGAAGTAGAGACAGCAGAGGAAGAAACTCCTAAAGAGTTTACTGTTACAATTAAAATCTCTGATCAGAATCTACAGTATAAGAGCGATTTCAATGAGGCTGAAACAGTGTTTTGGCTTGAAGCTGTAAAAGACCTTATTATCAAGAACGCTTTTAATAAAGCAAATCTTGAGAAGAACTGATTAACTTATAAAAAATCAGCTTTAAAGCTACTATTTATATAGTTTTTATATGGAG